TTAGGCATAATCCAGACGTTAATGTGAACCTGTCCAGAGGGGTCTACTATGCCAAAGTAGGTCCTGTTTATGTGGTCGTTTTTAATGCGTACACCTAGTACTCCTGAAGTTCCGGTGGGTATCCCAGGAAACGCTTGCAGCACGCTCGCGATGTTAGCCGTGTCGCTACTTATAGACAGGGAGTTTGATCCAAAAGACCCGCCCGGGACGACTGTTAAATAGCTGACAACCTGTATGCCTGCGTAGTCAGAGAGAAAGTCCGAGAACACGGTTGAACGGTCGAAGTTCATCAAGCGCAATAGTGCCATGGTTCAGTCTCCCTTAAATCTTGGTTGTCAGGATCGTCACGCCGAAACCGGCCAGCGTTGCATCGGCCGCAGCCGGGCCGTCGAGCAGCAGCACGTCGCCAATGGCCAGCGTCACGGCGGCCTGGACCGAGAAGGTCGCCGCCGTCGCGCCGGTCGCAAACGACACGGTGCCGATCGGGGAGATGGCCCCGGCCCGCGAGTAGCGCAGAGTCAACACCGTTATCCCCGTGCCGGGCGTGCGGGCGTAGCCTGACGAGCCAGCAAAGTTTGCGGGCACAATGACCGGCTGAACCATCGCCACGGTCCACAGCACCGCCGCGGCCGTCAACCCACCGGGCACGGACAGTACGATGGGCGCGGGCTGCGTTCCGAGCAAAAACAACTTCAGGGCGGCTAGGGTGAACTGGACGTTCGTGCTAGAAATGAGGTTAACGGCGGGCACAATTAAACCGGCAGTTGGCGTAACCGAAAGGTCCGCTGATATGCGCTGGTCGGGCATTAAGTGTTCACCTCCTGTGGGAAGCGGCTGCCATCTTCGCGGAGCAAGTAGCTGTAGTCTTCGCGAAGAATGAAGCCGTTAGACAAGGGTGCAACCGCACCCCCGGTGAATGGGAATGACAACCGTAAGTGAGCGGGCTTCAGCGTGAGGGTCAGCGCAAGCACGGCTGCGGGATTGACCGCCGCAGGCAGGCCCATTCCCGCACGCAACAGCGCCGTCGCCGGTACGTCATAGATGGCCGTCATAAGCGAGCTGTACCCGCGATAGCGCAAGAACTTGCCGCTGTAATCGGTGTGGCTGCAGCGCCCGTGCTCGAACGGTACTGACACGGGCCGCCGATACCGAAATACCTTGCCGCCGCCAGAACAGCCGTCCGAGGCGTTATAAGGGATGGGCGACGGTTCGATGCCGAACTGCCCGGCCCGCGTGCAGCAGCCCACTCGACCGAGGAAGGAACCTGGCCGGTTGCAGGTCTGGCCGCTCTGCACGAAGTCCGCTTGCCATTCGCGGGGGAATGGGTGCTCGACCGCCCGGCCGTACTCGCACAGAAAGCCGCAATTAGTGGCTAGTATGGGCACCGCCTTGGGGGCGAGCCGGATATTGCCCGGTGCGTTGCAGCCGACGATGGGCAGGCTGGCGTTCCACTTCGCCTGCGGGGTGCCGCAGGAAATGACGTAGCCAGCCGCCGCCATCACGCGCTGCAAGTCAGCACACGTTGAACCGCCCTTGATCTCTATCCGAGTACAGAGCAGCGAGGGTTCGGTCCAGCTGTCCATCGGGTTCAGCAGGCCGTACTCGATCGCCCACTGGTCCCGGGTCGTGACTGCCGTGCGGCAAAACAGTTCGGCCCGGAACGCGCACAGGTCCGTGACGATCTGGCCCACCAGGGTCGCGATCCCGGACCAGAAGCGGTTCTGCCCCGTCCCTGCCACACTTGCCGCGTCCCAGGCCCGGCCGGGAGGCAGCAAGCCCAGCACAGCCGGGAGGTTTGCCGCCCCCGTGCCGGGGCAGAAGTCTATGCTCTGCGCCGTCATAAGGCCCCCTTAGATGAACGTGACCGAGTTAAGAAAAGCGATGTGGCCCGCCGTGATCTTCACGTCTGCAACGGGGCTGGCCAGTTCGAGCACCTGATCGCCCGCGGCCTGTAGGAGCGCGCTCCACAGGGTCGGCAGCGTCAGCATTGCGGCCCTGACGCTGGTCGACACCACGGCGGTCCGGCGGATCGTGGCCGCGATCTCATCCGACACGGCTTGCTGCCGGGCGGCCGAGATGAGCGTGCCGCCTGTCACCTGCACGTCGACCGGGTAGGCGATGGGTGCCCGCACGATGACGTTGGCCGCGATTGGCGCGACCCCGTTCAGGTAGGTCTGCACGGCCAGCACTTCGGCCGGGCCAGGGATGCCGTACCCTGCTGCGTGCGTAATATCGGACATGATGTACACCACCACGTCGCCCGCGACCGAACACACGCCGCTATCATCTACGAATACCCGCGTGATCCCGGGCACGGACAGCGCCCAACTGATATAGTCAGAGGCGTTGCCGCCCATAGGGATAAACCGCTTTCGCAGCAAAAGCCGGTTGCGATAGCCGTCATCGGCTTCAATGTCTGCGCCTGCGCCGATGCCGCCAGCCGCCGCGCCAGCGTTAGTGAAAACGGACGCAAAGAGCGTGCCGAACACACAGTTGCCAATAGCGCCCGTGACACTGCACACCGCGTAGATAGTCCCTTGACCTGCCGCGCTGAGCGCCGTGGTGGCGGTGGCTGTGTATGTCAGCCCGTCGCTCCGCGTGAATACGGTGCCGAGGGGGATCACGGCGTTCGTTGGCCCGATCACTTTGATTGGGCCGGACGCGAAACTGGCGGGCAGCCGCCCGATCAGGTACTCCGCCCCGTGCAGGTCCAGCTCTTGACCCTTGGACGTGTACATGAAGCGCGTCCGGTCGATCTGTTTCAGCCGGCCGTAGATGCTCCATGTGATGCCCGCCCACACTTTCGCGCAAACGTGCAGCACGCTCGGCCAGGTCCAGGGGTCCGTGCCTGGCATCTCCGCCCGGAAGCTGTTGCGGGCCTTCTGCGCGAGGTCTTTAACGCTCGGATAATCGAACAATTTTCATCCCTTCACGCCGGATAGATTTGGTTCCAAAGCACTTGGAAGCGTTGGCCGAAGATTTGGCTGCCGTCCGGCGCGTAGGCCAGGACCGACAAGCCGAGCCGCTGCGTCGGGAAGTCGGTTTCGGCCGTCACCACGAACCGCCCGACCGCGCCCGAGGCGATCAAGGGGGCGAGCGCCGAGCGGGCGTATGTCTCCGCCAGGCCCGCCGTCTTGGCCGTCAAGGTGGAGCGCATCAGCAGCCACAGCTTAGACCCCAGCGGGGCCTCGCCCGGCTCTAGGTCGATCGTATCGCCCCACCAACCGCGCAGGTCGGATGTGCCCGCAGCTTCCGCCGGGGTAGCGCGGGCATCGGTAAACAGGCAGATGATGATGGCCGTGAACAGCCCTTGCGAGGCTTGCAGATCGCCGGACGGGCCTGGCGTGAAAGCGAAGTCGGCCCAGCCATTGACCGGGTTCCACACAAGGTCCGGTGCCAGCCACGGCTCTTTGAGCGTGGACTCGGTAGCCCGCAGCAGGATTTCCATTATGAGGGCGGTCCCGTAAAGCTGTTTTCGTCTTGGTGGTGATGGGTGGAGCCGATGTTGACGCCGTTGTGCGTCAGCGAGGTCGAGGTCATGGCGATCGCGCCGTCTTTGATGACGATGTTCGAGCCGCCGACCGTCAGCGTAATGGACGCGCCGCTGTCGGCTATGACGATGCTGGCCCCGCCGACCTTGACCGTGACGGTCTTTTCAGCCGTAGTTAGGACCGAACCGGCACTATCCATCGCCACGCGCGAGCCGTGGCTGTCGTACATCTCGGTCGAGCCGGTTGCGCCGCCCGCCGGCCGGTAGTGCCCGCTCTCGGCTGGCTTCTCGCCGCCCAGCACCATCACCAGGTCGCGCCGCCCATTGATGGACAGCATGACGGCGTGCGAGCCGGGCGGAGACACGGACGCGAACCCGTGCTGCCGCACCGCCAGGACTTCGGTAAACTGCTCGCCCACCATGCCGGACAGGTCGTAATACTGTTCCGGCCCGGCATCGTTGACGGCCGTGAGCTGCACGCGCGAGGCCATACCCCGTACTTGGTCCATCTGGCGTCCCTCCGGGGTTAAGCCCCCGGCCCCCATAGCGGGCTGTCGGGCTGGAAAGTCTTGCGGTCCACCGGCTCGGCCGGATTGTGGATACCGCGCTGGATGTTCTGGCGGTTGTTATCGCGCGGCTTGTATCCGGCCGGACCCGAGGCTGGGCTGGCCGCAGGGTTGGTCGAGGCCGCCGCCCGCCGCCGGTGTACGTGGTCCGCGGCGTGCGCGTCCGGCCCGGCCATCGCCCAGGGGTGCGCCAACTCCAGCACGGTGAACGTGCCGGCCGAGTCCTGTGTCACGCTCACCGCCATGATCGTCAGCGGCTCGTCTACGTCCAGCATGGGCGAGCGGACATAGACCTGGGTGTTCGCTTCCCACAGCTTGCCGTTATCGTCACGGGCGCCGACCACACGGATGCTGGCCTTCTGACTTTCTGCGATGGCGCGGCGTTGCATCCATTCTGCCGTGTGCTTCGCATCTTTGGGCGTCAGGTCCGTCTCACCCACCACCACCCGATGCCGCTTGCGCTTCATGGAACCTTGGTTGCGTGACGACCCCTCGATCTGCAGGCTGCCCTTGATACGAGAGCCGATTGCGCGCTGGCCCCGGACCTTCACCTCGCTGTGCCGCTCGGCCGAGGAAAACTTGCCTGCGGCGGTCAGGATGTTGCCCCCCTCGATCAGCGGCGAGTTGACCGAGCGCGTGCTGCCGGTCGTGATCTTGAAGCCGCCATCGGGCGTGCTTTGCAGGAAGTAGCCCGCCTTGGTCACAGCCCGGTCTATGGCGGTGAATATCTTCTCGCCCGGGCTGACGCGGAAGGTTGGGACGGCAGAGAGCGGCACGTCGCTGGAAACCGTCACATGCTCGGGCGACAGTTCGCGGGCGATGGCCAGCAGGGTCCGGCCCTTGAACTCGGAAGTCGGATGGTCAACGGAACTGTCCAGAATGTCCGCGGCCTTGCTCCGCCCCGATATTTCAATCTTGTGCTCGGCCCCGGAAAAGCTCGGCTCGTAGTGGTCGAGGAAGCCGGTCAGCACCACCTCACCGTCGATCAGCACCATCGCCTCCCGGTCGTCCGGGCGGAAGTGGGTATTGGTCGGGAAGTCGTAACTCGACATGGTGAACGCGAAGGACCGCGCCGCCTCGATCGCGGACCACCGCACCGCTGCCCGTGTCCAGCCGGTGTATTTCACCCCGCCGAACACGAAAGCGATTTCCGAGGTCATGCCACTTTGCGACCCGCGCATTACGTTACCTCATTCTGAAAGGGCTTGGAACTTGGCCGGCATAAAGAGCGGGTCGAAGACCCCGTTACGATCCGCCAGTTCACCCGCCCGTTCGGCATTGCCATAGAAGCGGTAGGCGTAGTACAGAGCGGGCATGGACGCTGGCGCGGCCACGTCCATGAGGCGGGCCAAAGTCGTCAGTGTCCGGGTGATGTAGTTCAGCGCCACGTCGCGGGCGGCCGTCAGCCCGGGCACCACACCCGCATCGCTCGCGCCTTGACCGAAGCCCGTGTTCAAGATTTCCTGGCTGAACGCTTCGGCCAGGAACGCGCGGGCGGCGATCGCTTCCTCCCGCGTCTCATACGGGTAGGCCACGTAAGCCCGCGCGAGTTGGATCAGCGCCAGCCGACGCACCATACCGGCGAACAGGAACTCGTTATTGGCGTCGATCACATCGGACGGGGCCGACATGACGAACACGGGCGCTGTGGCCATCGCGGCGGCCTGTGAGGGGCTTGGCAGCGGGGGCAGGGGCCGGAAGGCGTACAGTTGCTTGAGCACGCCCACGGCGTCCCTGGGGCCAAAGGCGAGGTTGATTCGCCGGATGATCCCCGCCACGATGGTCAGGTGATCCGTCCGCACGCCGCCCGTGCCCGGTGCTTGGCTGTTGTAGAGGGCCGCGTTCAGCAAGATGCCCGCCGCATCGCGCGTGATGAGCGTCAGCGCCGTGGGGTAGTCCGCGCCGTTATCCAGCGCCGGGTCCAGCCCGGGGGTCGGCAGCACGGTCGCGGTGTTGGGCGAGACTTGCGCCTCGGCGCTGTCCGGCTGGTAGCCGTTGGCAACGCCCAGCATCACGGCGCCGAACGCCTCAACCCGCCCGTTCGCCTGTGTCTGTAGC